CTGCTGCAAAAGAAGCCAAGCTTAAGTATCGCGGCATTGCATACAAATCTCACGCCACTAAATTCTAATGGCTCAACAGTCTAAAAGCGTAAAAGCTAACGTTACCCGTCTTGATCCCAGCAAGGAAAACCCTTCTGTGTTCAAGCGCTGTGGACACTGTGGTGATAAAAAGCCAGAGTGCCGTAAACAAAAGAAGTGCCTTAAGGGTCTTCTGTAAATAGTTGGGAGAGCACCTCAGAGTCGGACTCTCCCTTCCTTGGCGTTGGCCCTTACGAGGACACCCTTCGCCGTCTAGACGGTGGGATAGACCACAATAAAAACTGAAAAAATTTTCCAAAGCTTTGGGAGCAAGTCTTAATACTTTAACTCCTTCCTGAAATGGCACAACAAAATTCTACTCTGACCACGAGTCTGACTCGTCCTGGTCAGTCTAACTCTGCGGGTGACGCCCGCGCTCTGTATCTCAAGCTGTTTAGCGGTGAGATGTTCAAGGGCTTCCAGCACAATGCTATTGCCCGTGACCTTGTGATGAAGCGCACCCTTACCAACGGTAAGAGTCTGCAGTTCATCTACACTGGACACACCAAAGCTGAGTTCCATACTCCCGGTAACGCTATCCTCGGTAACACCGACGGTGCACCCCCGGTGGCTGAGAAGACCATCACCTGTGATGACCTTCTGATCAGCTCGGCTTTCGTGTACGAACTCGATGAAGTTCTGTCTCATTACGACCTGCGTAGCGAGATCTCCCGTAAGATCGGTTATGCTCTGGCTCAGAAGTACGATCGTCTGATCTTCCGTGCTCTGACCCGTGGTGCACGTGCTGCATCCCCCATCACCAAGGCTGGCTTCGTTGAGCCTGGTGGTACTCAGATCCGTGTTGGCGCTACCGCTAACGCTTCTGACGCTTACGTTGCTGGTAACCTTGTTACCGCTTTCTATGACGCTGCTGCTGCTCTCGATGAGAAGGGCGTCAGCCAGGACGGTCGTGTTGCCGTTCTGAACCCCCGTCAGTACTACGCCCTGATTCAGGACGTCGGTACCAACGGTCTGGTGAACCGTGATGTCCAAGGTTCTGCCCTGCAGGGTGGCCAAGGCATCATCGAGATCGCCGGTATCAAGATCTTCAAGTCCATGAACATTCCGTTCTTCAGCCAGTATGGTACGAAGTACGGCACCGGTTCTGCTACCAACCCCGGTATCACCGATCCTGGTAACACTGGTTCGTTCGTGTCTGAAGCTGTTGAAGATGCCGCTGCTGATGTTGCTGGTATCAACAACGAGTACGGTGAAGAAACCGAATTCGCTAACAGCTGTGGTCTGATCTTCCAGCGCGAAGGTGCTGGTTGTGTTGAGGCTATTGGTCCTCAGGTCCAAGTCACCAGCGGTGACGTGTCCGTGGTTTACCAGGGCGACGTTATCCTTGGTCGTCTTGCCATGGGTGCTGATTACCTGAACCCCGCTGCTTGCGTGGAACTGTTTGCTGGTACCGCTACCAAGCCTGCCGCATTCTGATCCAATTTAATATTGTTCAACGGGAGCTCCTTCGGGGGCTCCTTTTTTTTATTTTGAACTATGCCTGCCACTTATGCTGCGTCCACAGAACTGGATGCTGTTAATCAAATATTAAGCTCCGTGGGACAGGCTCCTGTCACCACGCTTGATCTTCAGAACCCTGAAGTAGCTATTGTTCTAACCACTCTCCGCGAAGTCAACAAACAAGTTCAAGCTGAAGGTTGGACCTTTAACGTTGAGCGTGGTTACCAATTTAACCCAGATTCAGTCACCAAACATATTGACTACCCCAACAATGTTCTTCAACTAGATACTTACAGTCCTACCCATCGGGATGATTACAATCCGATTCGTAGACAAGGTAAGTTCTATGATAAATTGAAGCACACTTATGAATGGGAGGATTCAATTGAAGCCGATGTAACTTGGTTGTTTGAATTTGAGGACGTTCCCCCTGCCATTCAATTGTACATTACCGCCAGAGCTGCTCGGCTTGCAGCCAATAAAATGGTTGGTGATACCACTTTATTCCAACTGTTGCAAGAACAGGAACTTCAAACCCGTGCTGCTGCCCTTGAGTATGATTGTAATCAAGCCGATTACAGCATCTTTGGTTGGCGTGATGGTGAGAACTACTACAATAATTATCAACCGTACCATGCACTGATCAGATGAGTACACTGACCCAAAGGATTCCAACCCTTCTGCTTGGCATTTCTCAACAACCCGACAACTTGAAATTTCCTGGTCAGGTGGTAGACGCTAAAAACGTTTTCCCTGATTACGCTTTGGGGATGCTGAAGCGACCTGGCGGTAAGTTTATAGCTAATCTAAAAGATGCTTCAACTTCCGGCAAGTGGTTTTCAATCCTTCGGGACGCTAATGAAAAATACGTCGCTCAATATGACGACAATATCTTCCGTGTGTGGAGTCTGCTTGACGGCAGTCCACGTAAGGTAGATATGGGTACACCTGGAACTAAGGGTGTTCCTAGTGGTTGTAACTACACTAATTTACAAACTGATCTACTTGCATACAACTCAGCTGTCGATACAACTGAAGCAGAGTTAGAAGATGTCAACGAATTTGGTGCTGCATTTGCAGAGATTAGTGACGGTCAAACTGGTGTACAAAGTGCACTCTTTGAAGTTACAACTACATACGATACAGACTACACACAAACAGTTAAGTCAGGTGTAGTTTATAACGGTTATCAATATCTAGTTACCAATAATGGTACTTTAATTGGTCAGTACAGTAACACTACCTTTGCTGCTGGTTACACTTTAGGCATTGAACGTACAGATGAATACCCTTTGCTTAAACAACAAGGGTTGAAAATCTATGAAGTACAATTTACCGCTGCTGCAACTAACACACCTGCAGAACTTACTACTGCAATTAATAACCTAGCAACAGCTGAAACAGACTATACTAATGCTGTGACTGCTGAAGGGACGGCTGAAACAGCCTATGATGCTGAAGTCACTGCTTGTGACATCTCGTCCTTACCTTCTACTGAGTACCTTTACGGTGCGACTGCTGATGACATTGAGTTGTTGACTATCAACGACTATACGTTTGTCTTGAACAAAGCAAAGGTAACAGCAATGAAGTCAACTACGGCTGCTGCACTACCTAACCAAGCATTTGTTGTTATTAGTGTTGTTGCCTATCACTCCAAATACGTTGTCCGTATTAACAATGTAGACTACAGCTACCAAACCCCTAAAGACACATCGTCAGGTAATGTAGATACTAGTATCATTGTTTCTAACCTTGTCTCCACCATCAACGCTGCTACAGGAACTCACGGAGTAACTGCTACAGCTGTTGGTCCTGGCATCTATCTGCTGGGTACAAGCGCCTTTACAGTGTCTACAACTGGTTCTGGTAGTGAAGAAGGTATTTATGTATTCCAAGATCAAATCAACGTTTCCGGACGCCTACCTAACCAATGCCAGAACGGCTATGTAGTTAAAGTCTACAACAGTGATATTGTAGATGCTGATGACATGTGGGTTAAGTTTAACACCACAGACAGTGCTGCAAGTGGTCCAGGTGTTTGGGAAGAAACAGTTGCTCCTGGTTTGAAATATCAACTAGATGAACTGACTATGCCACACCAGCTGGTTCGCATTGCTGACGGTTCGTTTAAGTATGAGCCTGTTAGCTGGGAAGATCGTTTAGTTGGTGATGATGTTACTAACCCTGAACCTAGTTTCATCGGTCAAAAAATCACTAACCTGTTCTTTTATCGTAACCGCCTAGGATTCCTGTCTAATGAGAACGTAATCCTCAGTAAGGCTGGTGATTACTTTAACTTCTTTGCAGGCTCTGCTCAAGTAGTTGCTGCTGACGATCCTATTGATTTGAGTGCAACCTCACAACAGCCGGTTAACCTGGCTTATGTGCAGACAGTAAGTGTTGGTCTAGTGTTGTTTGGTCAGAACGAGCAGTTCCTGCTGTCTACTGATGCTGACATCCTAAGTCCCACTACTGCTAAAGTCAACACCTTGAGTAACTTTGAGTGTGATAAGGATATTGCGTGTGTATCACTTGGTACTAGCTTGAGTTTTATCTCTAAAACTTTGCTGTGGACCCGTGTGTATGAACTGGGTAATATTCGTAAAGAGGCACCTGCATCTCCTAATGAGCTAACAGATAACGTCTCAGAACTTATCCCAGCTAATATTGACACATTCATTGCATCACCTGCGTTGTCCCTACTGTCGTTTGGACAGCAAGGTAGTGACACCTTGTATCAATTCAGATACTATCAATCTAAAGATGACCGTCTAGCCTCTACATGGTATAAGTGGCAATTGACTGGTAATCTGCTAGAACAATTCTTCGATGAAACTACCTTCTACGCTGTGTGTGAAGATGGTACCAATGTCTTTGTACAGTCGTTTGATCTAACCCAGTCCAGTGAACAAGGTTTCTTGACACTAACTACGGGTGAGAAGACCGATGTGTGTATGGATATGTTCTCCATTAATCCACGTAGGACGTATGACAGCAGCACTAAGAAGACTAGGATCATGCTTCCGTATGATCACATCACAGGTAAAGATCCTTGTGTAGTTATTCTTGGTGGTTATATTGGTCAGACAATTGAAGCAGAAGAAGCGATTGGCGCTGTGTTGACTGGATCTAGAATCACTATTGGTGGTTCAGCTGGTGCATACTACGCTGAGATTGATGAAGACTATCGTGGTAGAAACCTTATCTTTGGTTATCTCTATGATATGGAGATTCAACTGCCTAAGTTCTACTACGGTAAAACTGAAAATAGGCAGCACGTTACAGACGCTACAGCTGATCTTATCATTCATCGTATTAAAGTTGAAACAGGTCTCAGTGGTCCTATAACCTACGTTGTTGACATTACAGGTAAAGATACTTGGACCAATGTTGTTAACGTCACACTTCCTAGTAATTATAACTTAGGTAGTGTAAACCTTTCAGCATCTGCTGAACACGTTGTACCTATCTTCCAACGGAACACTAATTCTAAGATCACCATTAAAGGTGATACCGCTTTCCCAGTCAGTCTTAACAGTTTGTCTTGGGAAGGAAACTATAACACCCGATTCTACAGTAGAGCATAATGACTGCTTCCACCCCTAGTTTTACAGTTCGACCAGCTACTATTGATGATATACCTGTTGTTCTAGATAATCTCCTAGACAATAGTTTAGAAGATCTACTTCGATATAAAATCAATCCAGTGTTAAGCCT